AAAAGAAGAAAATCTAGAGACCGAAGATGCTGAAAGAGTTTTAGCAAAAATTTATTGGTCAGTAAATACTACAAATGGTAAATCAGGTGTAGAATTATTATGGGCAGGCAGTGGCACAAGTAGTGCAAATGCAACGATAGGATTTTTCTCTGGTCGTGGATTTCATGATTACTTTACAGCAGGTAATAGTATTCCTAACAATGCAACATTGACAGCAAATACATCTCCTGCGGGTGATATTTTATTATCTACAAAAGGGTTCGTGGCAGGTGATAACTACACGCTCATTCTTGAAGTAAGATAATGGCTAAAAAAGGTTATGATCGTTCAAGAGCAATTCTTGAAAGAATAGTAGGTACTAAGTCAAAGGCAGATTTAGCAGAAAAGTTTAAAGAAGCATTTGCTGAAAAGTACGGACTAAAAAAAGAAGAAATAAAAAAAGGTGTTGTAGATAAGGTCTACAATCAAAAAGAAAAGGTGGAGAAATGAAACTAATTACAGAAACTATTGAAGATGTCCAAATCTTGACCGAAGAAACTAACGGCAAGAAAGACTACAAAATTAAGGGTGTCTTTATGCAAGCGGATATCAAGAACCGTAATGGTAGAATTTATCCAGTTGAAACACTTGCAAAAGAAGTTAGAAGATACACAAAAGAATTTATAGAAAAGAAAAGAGCATTTGGTGAGTTAGGACATCCTGATGGACCAACTGTGAATCTTGAAAGAGTTTCACACATGATTACTAGCTTAAAACCAGAAGGTAAAAACTTTATTGGTGAAGCAAAAGTCATGGATACACCGTATGGTAAAATCGTTAAAAATCTAATTGACGAAGGTGCTGTACTAGGCGTATCATCAAGAGGTATGGGTTCTATTCAACAACAAGGTGGAAGAAACTTAGTTGGAAAAGACTTTTATCTCGCAACTGCTGCTGATATAGTAGCAGACCCTTCAGCGCCTGACGCTTTCGTAGAGGGCATTATGGAAGGTAAAGAATGGGTATGGAACAATGGTATACTGAAAAGTGTAACTGTTGAAAAGTACAAAACAGAAATAGAAAAAGCAAAGAGAGATGAACTCGCAGAAAAGAAGTCAAAAATCTTTGCCGATTTTGTATCTAAATTATAATAAACCTACGCAGCATAACCAAATAGCGTAGGGTTTGAAATGGTTATTTGTATAAATAATTGTAACATTAAATTAATTAATTTAAAGGAGACCGAATGTCTGAAACTGAAATTAAGAAAGCAGAAGAACTTTCAGAAGCACCTAGCGTTGTAGCAAAAGACGCTGTGCCATCTGAACCTTCTCCCCTTAAAAATGACGCTGAAGATTTGGGTAAGGCAGTTACTAAACCTAGTGACCCTGATGGCCAAACTGCAGCGAAAAAGGTTAAGAAAGTATCAGATCAGGTTAATAAAGACGAAAAAGATGGTTCATTACCAAAAGATAATGCGCCAGCTATGAAAGAAGAAGAAGCAGAAATCGAAGGTGAAGAAATCGCTGAAGATAAAGTTGACTCTGAAATCGAAATTGACCTTTCTGATGATGTTAAAGCATTAGTTTCAACTGACGCAGATTTATCCGAAGAATTTAAGGATAAAGCAGCGACTATTTTTGAAACTGCTGTTAGAACAAGAATCAAAGAACAGACAAAGATCCTTGAATCACAATTTGAAAAAAAACTTTCAAAAGAAACTCTAACAATAAAAGAAGCTATGGTTGAAAAAGTTGACTCATATCTAAACTATGTTGTTGAAGAATGGATGAAAGAAAATGAATTAGCAGTTGAAAGAGGTATTCGTACCGAGATTGCTGAGGATTTCATTACTGGTTTAAAGGACCTTTTCAAAGAACATTACATTGATGTTCCAGAAGAAAAATATAACGTGCTAGATGACTTAACAAATCAAGTTAAAGACTTAGAAGGAAAACTTAACGAACAGATTGAAAAGAATGTAAATCTTACTAAGGAAGTAAATATTTCTGAGAGAGCAAATATTGTCGTTGAAGTTTCTGCTGATTTAGCAGATACAGAAAAAGAGAAGTTTGCTTCTATGGCTGAGAACGTTGAGTTTGATAGCGCACCAAAATTTAGAGAGAAGTTAGAAACTGTAAAAGAATCTTACTTCCCTAAAACTAAAATCGAAGAAAGTTCATCAAAGGATGAAGTTGACTCGGTGGCGGCGAATGGACCTGCTGTAGAAGCAAGTTCAGATGCTATGGCTGCATATACTGCCGCTATTTCAAAAAACCTTAAAGCGTTAAAACTTTAGGGGTGATAACTATTAACTTAAATTAGGAGAGATAAAATGTATCTTACTGAAAATTTACAAGAAAAGTGGCAGCCAGTCCTAGAGCATCCAGATTTGCCAAAAATCGAGGACTCTTATAAAAGAGCTGTTACTACTGTTATCTTGGAAAACCAAGAAAAAGCAGTGCGTGAAGATAGAAGTTTTTTAAATGAAGCTGCACCTACTAACTCAATGGGTTCTTCTTCATCTACTGCTTCTGACGGATCTGTTGATATCTTCGACCCGGTGTTAATTTCACTAGTTAGAAGAGCAATGCCTAACCTAATCGCTTACGATATCTGTGGCGTTCAACCAATGACTGGTCCAACAGGACTAATCTTTGCTATGAAGTCAAGATTTGGTTCACAAGCGGGTGCTGAAGCATTATTCAACGAAGCTGACACAGACTTCTCATCAAGAGATGCTGCTGGCGGTTCAGGATCACCTGACGCACAAGCGGGAACTAACCCTGCAACACTAAACGATAGTCCATCTGCTGGTGCTTATACTACTGGTTCTGGATTTACAACTGCACAAGCAGAAACACTAGGTGATGGTACTGATGAGTTTGCTGAAATGGCTTTCTCAATCGACAAAGTAACTGTTACTGCTAAATCTAGAGCACTCAAAGCTGAGTACACTATGGAACTTGCTCAAGACTTAAAAGCAATCCATGGCTTAGACGCAGAAACAGAACTTGCTAACATCTTATCAAGTGAAATTCTTGCTGAAATCAATCGTGAAGTTGTAAGAACTATTTACGGACACGCTAACAAAGGTGCTGAAGTAAATACTACTACTGCTGGTATTTTTGACTTAGATACTGACTCTAACGGTCGTTGGTCAGTTGAAAAATTCAAAGGTCTTCTTTTCCAATTGGAAAGAGATGCTAATGCAATTGGTCAAAAAACAAGAAGAGGTAAAGGGAACATAATTATTTGTTCTGCTGATGTTGCTTCTGCTTTACAAATGGCTGGCGTACTAGATTATGCTCCGGCGTTGAACACAAACTTAAATGTTGACGATACTGGTAATACTTTTGCTGGTACTCTAAACGGAAGATTTAAAGTATATGTTGATCCATATGCAGCAAATATTTCTGCTAGTCAATACTATGTTGTTGGATACAAAGGAACAAGTCCTTACGATTCAGGTCTGTTTTATTGCCCATATGTTCCACTACAAATGGTGAGAGCAGTTGGACAAGACAGCTTCCAACCAAAAATCGGGTTTAAAACTCGTTACGGAATGGTTCAAAATCCATTCGCAACAACTAACGGCGATGGCGCTCTAGATAACTCTGGTGCAGTTGCTGCTGGTGCACAAAACATTTATTACAGACGAGTAAAAATTACTAACATTATGTAATTTTACTTATTGTAAATTGTTTAAAGAGGGGGCTTCGGCCCCCTTTTTTTTACCTCTATAACTATTATAAATAGTAGTATGACTGAAACAAATATTCAAAATAGACAACCCGGAATAATGGACTATGCAAGTCCTATACAGTTTAGATTTAAATGTACTAAAATGCCTTTGGTAGAATACTTTTGTCAAACGGCAAATATACCTGGTATAAGTTTAGGGTCTGCAATTGTTCCGACTTCAATGTATGATTATCCTGTACCTGGAGATAATATATCATATCAAAGTTTTGATATATCATTTCTAGTAGATGAAAATTTAAACAACTATAAAGAACTACACGACTGGATAAGTGGTTTAGGTTTTCCTAAGAATCACGAACAGTTTGCAAATTTACAAGGATCTGGTTCTGATAGATTTCCTGGAACTACTTCAAGCACTGCTGCAACAGGAACATCTGTACCAAAACCTCTTGATGAGGGTGGTATATATGCGGATGCCACATTGTCAATATTAAATAGTAAAAATATTGTAAAGACTGAAATAAGATTTCAAAACTTATATCCAACTTCTATTGGAAGTTTATCTTATGATGTACAAGCATCCGATGTTGATTACTTGAGAGTTTCAGCAAGTTTTAATTATTTAAATTATGATATAGTACAAGTTTCTACTACTTAGGCCTTGACTTTTCACCGATAAGGTGATATAATATACACTATGACATTAGACGAATTACAAGCACAGGTTAGTAAGGATTTTAAATTAGATGATACTGAACTAGATTCAGAATCAATTAAGATACCTCTACTACATAACAAATATCTTCAACATTTTAACAAGTTTTCTTTACTCTTAAAAAAGGCAGAGTATGATCATAAAATACTTGTAAGAGAAAAATGGGAATATTATACTGGTAAAGCAGACGCTTCGGTATACAAAGAAAAACCATTTGATCTTAAAGTATTAAAAGCAGATGTTCATATCTACATTGACTCAGATGAAGAACTACAAAAGGCAGATCAAAAAGTTGCCTATCTTAATACTGTGGTTAAGTATTTAGAGCAAGTGTTGAGAAGTATTAATAACAGAACTTTCTTAATTAAGAATGCTATTGAATGGAAGAAGTTTACTAGCGGGGCAATATAATGGAACATCAACAAAGATTTCCTACAAACATATTCATAGGTGATGATTTTATCAATTCACTAGAAGGACCAGAATATACAGATAGTCTTATTCAGGGTATGAAAAAACATATCAAAAAACTATGGGCAAAAAGAGATAAGACAAAATTTAATTTTCAAACACATCCTTTTTTATATAATGAAAAAGAATTCGTGCCTCTAGCAGAGTTAATTCTAAAAAAGAATTTAGAGAATATGAAAACATTAAAGTATAATGTTGAACTTG